AAAGTTATGAAAGTGAATGTGTTACTGCTTTATTCTCTAAAAATCCTAAGAACAAATATATAGCTTATAAAAAGTTAATAGAACAGTTTGGTTATAGCGAAGAACAAATTTCAGACCTCATGGAGGAGTTAAAACAATGAGTGTTATTTATAAACAACAACAAAAAGTTTTTCAAATACAAAACCAAATTGATAGGTTAAAAAATGAAATAAGTTCCTTACAAAGAGAAGAGGGTCTTTATGAAGATGTACATAAATATTTATTAGATAACAAACTTGAAGTTTTTAATTTACCTTCAATACCTACTTGGCAAAAAATGAAAAAATATGGTTTTGTAAAAAGAATGTCAAAAAGAGAAGGTGGATTTAAAAAATTTAAAATTGATTATTACAAATACTTAAGAAGTATATATGATATTAATTTAAAAAATGACTAAACAACAAAGAATTGAAGCTGCTGAAAAGCGAATTGAAGAACTTAAAAAACTTATTGATGAATGGACTAAAAAACTATGAGATACATACTTGATGTCTCAGGACATGACCTAAAACTTATCAGGGCTTCTATTGTTAACTTTCAAAGATCATTGGAAATATCAGATCAATCAGAATTTGACACTTTGATTGATGATCTTGATGAATGTTTTTTTAGAATATCAAGACAGAAAAAATTACAACTTAACAACAAACTAAAAAGAAAATGGGGTGCTAAAAAATGAAATGTCTTTACAAAGAACTTACTCAAAGAAAAAAGTATCTTATTGCTAAGTTATGGAATGAGATAGCAGGTATTGAGCATTTGTGGTTTCAAGCAGAAATAACAGATGAAGAATATGGAATGAGATATGACCAGATAACAGCAAGAATTAGAGAGTTGGAAGGATAATGTTAACAGGAAATCATAAAAAGTTTACAGAACATTTAAAAGAAAGTACAAAAGCCTTATTTATAGTTGCTCATTATTTTCATCATTATGGTTATAGCATCCGTATCAATGGACAAAAATGTTCTCCTGATGCTTCTAGCCATGAAGAATATGCAGATGATGGGGATTTATTTATACAAACAAAAGATTATAAAAAAAAATGGGTAAGAATTGAAGTTAAAGGATTAACTGCTGAATTTAGTAACTCAGAAGATTGGCCTTTTAAAAACTTTATGGTTTGTGCAAAACATTCTTATGACAAAACATTACCTGATCCTCCTAGTTGTTATTACATCCTAAATAAAACAAGAACTTACGCTGCCATAGTTAAGACAAATACTTTTAATTATTGGTTCACAAGAAAAGTAAGATGTGGAAACTATGAAAATGTTAGTCAGGAATTTTATCATTGTCCTTTAGATAAAATTGAATGGATAAATATTAAAATTAATTAAAAATTTATAATATGGCAAACCCACAAAAACGAAAAGGAGATAAAGCTGAAAGAGAAGCAGCAGAACTTTTAACAGAAGTTACAGGCTTTGAATGTCAAAGGAATCTAAGTGCAGGAATTCCTGGGGATGTAGGAGATATTTTTGGAGTGCCAAATTGCGTGATACAGGTGTGCGACTGGGCTGACAAAAATAGAGCTTGCCTTGTTAAACCTAGAGAAGTAGAAACACAAAGAGAAAATGCAGGTGTGGACTTTGTTGCAAGCATGGTTAGGTTCAGAGGTGGACAATGGAGAATTGTGTTAACACCAGAACAATTCAATACTTTATTACAGGCTGCATTGCAATAAGTTTACATTCTTGTAAATAATGATGTAATATAAAACAACAGTAAACTTTCTTGCTTTATGACCACAAAAACCCCTTCCTCTTTATCGGAAGCTCTTGCTATCTTTCAATCGAAAGTGAAAGCTGCTGATAAAAATGGTAAGGCTAAATTTCCGCAACCTCGTACTTATTCTTTGCTTGAAGATGTTATTAAAGCACTTCAACCTGCTACTGAATTAGGTCTTTCTCATACTCAAACTTTTGATTATGTTCCTCTTGAAGGAGGTAATGTTCTTACTATTTTGATTACTACTATTTATTTCAAGGATCAGAAACTTGAAAGTAAATTACCTTTGAAAGATATGAATGGTAATAATGTTTACCATGATCTCGGAATAGCTATTACCTACTCTCGAAGATATGCTCTTGCTGCTGCTTATGGTATCGGTTCAGAGCATGATGATGATGCTGTATCTCTAACTCAAGCACCAGAGAAAGAAAAAGGTACAAGAGCAACTCCAACCAAACCTAAACAGAAACTTGCTCCTGTATCTGAGAAAGCTAAGACTCATCCTCCGATAACTACAGAAGCTAGAAATCTTATTGTTGATCAACTTAAAGAGTTAAATTCTCTTCATCCTGAGAAAGCAAGAGAATTGGCAGATTCTTTTAAAAAAGAATTTAATGTTCCTAAAGTTATAGGTCACATTACTGAAGCTAGACATGGAGAGTTCATAGCTCTCGCTATATCAAAAATAGATGAAAGCCTATGAATATAGAAGACAGTAACAATGCTAGAGAAGAAGTATTGAAAGAACTTCTTCTTCGCAAAAAACAGCGTAAAAAAGATTGGAACAGAAATGTTCTCAGCGTCAGAACTAATGACGAACTCGCTGCTCAAATCAAGGTTTATTGTGATAAAAACAAAATCTCTCTAAACCAATTCTTAAACACATTACTAACCAAATTTTTTAATTAATCATGCCTGACTTTAATCCAGCACTTTCTCTACCTATCAAATGGTCTATTGGAGAAGATAAATTTAGTGACAATGACGAAGCTAAAGTGTTAACTTTAACAATTCCTGTTGACTCTTTACCTCAGTTCATAGATCATTTAAAAGCACTAAGCTACACAAAACAAAAACAAGGTGAAGTTTATGATTTCAGCAAAAAAGAAAAGGTTAAAACTGAATGTATATACATCAACGCTAAAGGCTTGGAAGGACAGTACGGATTATTTGGTAACATTAATCCACAGAAAATAGAAAATGCTCCTGTAACAGATGACTTGCCTTTCTAAAAATAAAGATGAGTATTTAGTTAAAGATCCTAACTTAAATGTTCATTTTAAAATCATAAATGGTGTACGCTACTGGCTTACACCTCCTCCTTCTAGTTATAAACAATGATTAAACCAAAAGATTCTGTTATTAAATTACGCAAACTAAAAGAAATAAGACGTAAAAACTTAGAGAAAAACTTATTGGACATTCAACTCAAAGGACAAGATCATTATGTCTTTATCAAAGAAAATGGTAAAGCACAGGTGGTTTTTAAAGATGGAGAATGGGTTGCAGAACATATAAGGACTGCAATCCTTAAATTTAATTATGAAGTAGACAAGATAGGTAAATTATCAATAAAAGATTTTACTGATGATGAAATTAATGAATATGAAAAAATTTCTTTATAGGATTAGTTTTCTTTTCTTTTCTTACTTGACTCACAACAAGGTTAGCTTCTAATTCTACTAACCTTCCTAACATCGCAGCAAGAAATAAATCTTGTTCTAGTTTATGTCTTACGAGATGAGTACAATACCTTTTTATATCAATTACATTATCACTTGCCATAATTTCTCTACAACGCATTTCAACATCTAACTTCATTTCTAAAGGTGCTGGATCAACGTCAATATTGAGAAATTTTTTGATGTTCATTTTACTGGGAATAATTTTTCTTCCATCATTTTGACAATGGCATCATCAACATCATTATCAGACTTAGCAGCAAGATCCTTTAAAAGACTTACAGCAGCTTTGCGTAATGATTCAGATTTACCAAATTTGATAAACAAACCGATTAAAAATTTTGACATGATGTTTTATGTTCTTTCCCAAACATAACAAACATTAGTCGTTTTGACCTTCTATACGACTTACGGCTCTTTCTAATCTGTTTATTCTGCTAAATAATTCAATAATATCTCTATCTCTTCTGTTACTTACATTAGACAAAACCATCAAAAACGCAGTAGCACCAGCACCTATCAGGGCTGCATATATCTCAGGCATTGATTTAAGTTATAATTATGCTTAGTATGACTAATAAATTTAAGTTATGACAGACAAAGCAATCGAAAATAAAAAAGATTTAGATGATGATAAGCCTGATTACCAGGAAAAAATAATGTTCTTAGTTAGCACTACTGCTCAAGGAGCTATTCTTTCTTGGTGTTTAATAGTCTTATCTCTTGGATATATAAAACTTCCCAATAAACTATTTGGTATGGACATTCCAGATCAACCTAGAGTAGATAGCACATTTGCAGCAGGTTTATTAGGAAACATATTAGCTGGATGGGGTGTTTCTGTTGGTGCTGCTACAGGTGCAAAAAAG